CTTATCATAGTAGATAACTTAATGGATGTAGCCACAGATGGTGGCGAAGAGTTCGCTTCAATGAGAGCGATTATGAAGGAGTTGAAATATCTTGCTCGCGCTACTAATTCGGCTGTTGTCGTTCTTCATCACACTAGTGAGGCTGTGCTTGGGTCTCCGTGTCAGCCACGCTCTGCTATCCAAGGTAAAGTGGCACAACTTCCAGCGCTTATATGTACACTTGGTGTTGTCGGAAGTTCAATGGGTGTGGCTCCAGTCAAAAATAGATATGGAAAAGCAGACGCGGGTGGAGGATTAATGACTTGGATTGCATTCAATCCTGAGTATATGTTCGTTGATGATATCCCAGAGAATCATTGATATGCCAACTAAAGACATAGGCAGAAGATCTATAACGATTGGACTCAATACTATACATTGTTTTGGAATTGGATTTGAAAAATACCCGATTGTAGAATGGACTGAAGATGCATTCGCTCCAGTATCTGCTTGGGTTATGAGATTTGATTTCTTATTTTTCTTTATTAACTTTACTAAGTTTCCGAAGGTGGACTGGCGTGAGTAGTTATGGTAAACGTAAAGGTGCTACCTTTGAGACTAGTGTAGTTAAATGGTTAAGGTCTAAAGATATACTGGCTGAAAGATTAACTAAGGCTGGTGCTAAAGATGAGGGTGATGTAGTTGCTTTCCTAGAAGGAACGGCTAACATACTAGAATTAAAAGCAACAAAGAAGTTAGACTTACCACAGTTCTGGCGTGAGGCTGAGGTTGAGGCAGAGAATTATGCTAAGGCTAGAGGATTAAAAGAAGTACCATATAAGTTTGTAATAGTTAAACGTAGGCAAGCAGGAATAGATAAGGCTTGGGTGGTGGAAGACTTTGAACAATGGACTAAGAGGGCAGGCAAATGACTTACCAAGCATACGAGAAATACTCATCCATTATGGAGCGAGTATACGACAAGGACACGGGCAGGCTAATATCAAATGCCCTTTCCATTCGGACACTCATCAATCAGGAAGCGCTGATCTCGACGATAACTTATTCATATGCTTCGCCTGTGGAGTCCAAGGTAACAGTCTACAAATTATCGCACAACAAGAAAGGGTAGACATACGTGAGGCAAAGCATATCGCAGAAAGAATTACTGGGTCAAGCAACGCAGAAGTACGCGGCAAACATTTATCAGGCAGAAGATTACCTCAGAAGCAGGGGTATAACAATGGAGGCAGCACGTCTGGCTCGATTCGGCGTAGTCGTGGAACCTGAGATAGGACACGAGTCATTTACTGGCAGATTATCTATACCTTACATTACTAAAACAGGTACAGTTGATTTAAGATTTAGATCTCTTAACCCAGCAGTTGAACCTAAGTATATGGGTATGACTGGGGCTGAGACCAAGATGTATAATGTATTAGATATAGAACGAGCAGGCGATTTTATAGGAGTGTGCGAAGGTGAATTGGATACAGTTACTTTGTCTAGTTGCGTTGGTATCCCTTGCGTTGGAGTTCCTGGTGCAAACAGTTGGAAAAAACATTACACAAGACTCCTTGCAGATTTCGAAAGAGTATATGTCTTTGCAGACGGAGATCAACCAGGAAAAGAATTTGCAACTTCTTTGGCAAGAGAACTGCCTGTCACAATTGTATCGATGGGAGACGGAGAAGATGTGAATAGTGCATACGTAAAGTATGGTGCTGATTATATTAGGGAGAAGGCGGGAATAGATGGATAGAGGTATACCACCTTGCCCTGAATGTGGTGAACATTTTGAGAATGTATTTCAGGCAACAGATCATTTATTAGAAGATGATGATGAGTTTGATCCAGCATTAGTTTTACCTAATGGGGCTAGGTTAATGATAGGTTCCTTACTTAGGTGCTTATATAAATATGCAGACAAACCAAATCAGATAAGAACCATAACCCAGTCTACATATATGACATTGTTTACGGCAGAGACACAGCCTGAAGCAATCAAAGATATAGTAGAAGAGATGATAATTGAATCGCAGATGATGGAAATAGATAATGAACTCAAACAATTACTTGAAGAGGGGAAGTGAAGAATGGCAGATTATAACCCACTTGGAGGAGCAAGGTTTCCATATAAGCCAGATACAAAAGGTGGATGGGAAACTCGTTCTTACCCTGACAGTATCTCTTTTGAGTCGGCAGTAGCACAAACATTCCAGGAACTATTAGATCTATTGCTATCTAAGCATAAAGATTACGGACCAAAGAACATTGCTGACGCCCCTGGCGGTGCGATGAATGGATTAAGGGTGCGTATGCACGATAAGTTGGCTCGTATAAATAATTTATATGATAGTCAATCTAATCCTGAGCACGAAAGTCTTGAGGATTCATTTAAGGATATGGCAAACTATGCAATCATCGGATTGCTAGTACTGAGAGGACAATGGGATAAATAATGGCTAAAGAATACGGTCCATATAAAGGAAGTAAAGCCAATGGTGGTAGACCCATTATGGTTATTAAAAAGAAAGTTAAAGGCAAGATTAAGACAACATCTACCAACGCTGCTCGTGCTTTATTTGAGAAGGCAACAGGTAAGAAATTGAAGCGCAACCAAGAAGTAAATCATAAAGACAACAAAGGTCGTGCTGGCACTAATGATAAGATGTCTAACCTTAGCGTTTTATCTAAAAAGAAAAATGTAGGCTTAGAGAATAAGAGACGGGCTAAACAGAAATGAAAATTATAGTCTGCGTATCTGATTTACAAGTACCGTACCACGATAGAAAGGCAGTATCTGTACTGTCTAAGTTTATAAAACAATATAAACCTGACGAGGTGGTATCTGTTGGGGATGAAATGGATATGCAGACTATCTCAAAATGGAGTAAGGGTACCGACCTTGAACACGAGAAGTCTATTGCTAAAGACAGAGATGAAACATATCGTGTGCTTGAATCATTAAAGATTAAACATATGATTCGATCTAACCATACAGATAGATTGTTTAATACAATTAAGATGAGGGCGCCAGGACTTGCTGGCTTACCTGAATTAGAGTTAAAGAACTTCCTAAGACTTGATAACTTAGGCATTACTTACCACGAAAAACCATATGAATTAGCACCTAATTGGTTGCTATTGCACGGTGATGAGGGTAATGTGCAACCTACTGCTGGTGCTACCGCACTTGGACTAGCCAAACGTGCTGGTATGTCTGTAGTCTGTGGTCATACGCACCGTATGGGCTTGACACATTACACTCAGTCATATTTTGGCGGACATCCTAAAACTCTTTGGGGCTTAGAGGTTGGTTGCTTGATGGACTTTAAGTTTGCTAAGTATGTTAAGGTGGGATTGTTTACGTGGCACAAAGGTTTCGGTGTCTTATACGTAGATGGAAATAAAGTTATACCACATCTTGTTCCAGTTAATATGGATGGTTCATTTGTATTTGATGGGAAGGTGTGGAAGTAATTGGATTGGGACAACATTGAGAAGTGGGACTACATTGTAACAGCGGTTGCCTCAGAGTATCATAGGAAGTTTCCTATGGTAGAGTTAGAGGACATAAGACAATCGCTGTATCAATGGTTTGCCGAACATCCAAATAAACTTAAGGATTGGGAAGCAATAGGTGAGAAGGACGCAAAGAATCTTATCTATCGTTCACTTCGAAATGATGCATTAGATTATTGCCAACGATGGAAAGCAAAATCTGTTGGCTATGATATTACTGATGTACATTATTATGAATCTGAAATGGTTGAAGCATTACTACCACCAGTATTGCGTGGTGAGTATGGTGTTACGCATAAACTAAATCTTGGTAGGCCAGGTAGGCCGTCTGCTCCCGCCGAAGGTGGCAATCTAACTATAATGATGTTAGAAGTTGACTCAGGGTATTGGAAGTTAAACAAAGATGATAGAAGAATTATCTTCTTACGCTTTGCTGAACATCTAGACTTCGGCGAGATAGCAAACTATTTGGAACTTGGTACTGATAGTGCGGCACGAATGAGACTTAAGCGTGCCATACGTAGGCTTATCAATAAAATAGGTGGGTATAAACCTTACAATGATATTGATACTACTAGTTCAGAAGATCAAGAGGTTGAAGAATAGTATCCATCATTAGGGTCGAACTCAATCTCGCCATCAGACCATAGATCGCTATCGTTCATAGCAAATTCTTCCATCTCTTCATCATCATATAAATCAGCAAACAGTTTCTTCCCCTTGGAAATGGGCAAAAAACCTACGGTTTTAACTACTTTTTCGATGTCCTCGAATTCGGTAGTCTTGGGTAAGTTATCTTTATCTTCCCACTTTATACTAAAGGTATCGAGATTAAACTCCCATACACCTTCAGGTGTTGAGCAGATATAGACTGGTATCCTGCCAGTTATATTGGCTTGATCCATTATCTTATCATACTTATATTTTTCTATAAGCAATTCATTGTAGTGTGTATGCCTACACTTCAATTCAATATATAAATCATCGCGCTCTGACACGCAATCATAATTAGAATACTCGTCGCTAACCATTGTAAGGTCAGGATAGTATTCATCTTTAAGCATACTAAAGAGTTGTTCTTCGTTCATTATCCTCCTGTTGAATAGAACCCAGTCCCTTTGAAGTGAACTGGGTTGGCTTGGTATTCTCTTGTCATTTCTCTATTACATTGCGGACACTCAACTAAATTATCGCGATCGTCAACATTGCGACTTAGTTCTTGTAGTGTCTTATCGTCTAAACATCTGTATGAATAGGTTGGCATTAGCCGATCTCCTCATCTTCTGGTGTTGGTGCTGTTGCGAGAGTGCCACATAAAGCACACTCCATATCTAAGAAATACATATCAATCTCACCAGTTTCTTCATCGAACACAGTCTTTAAGTTCCATATATTACAACCACAAGGACATACAGTAGTGGCTCTACCTCTTATGTCCATCGCTGATGTGTAATCAGGTCTAAGTTCTGTGATATGCTTACGCTTGTTGATTAGTAGTATCCTTTCTTATTAAAGAACTTCCACGCCTCGCAAGGGGTATGATATCTGTTATAGATATAAGACAACCCACGATCTATCTGTTTTGGCGCAGGAGTTTTAGGGTCAAGCCCTAACAATTGTGGAATACCGCCAGCATTTTTGCCCATAACTTTTACTTTGTTGTAAGCATTGGGTCTCCAATTACTTTCTTTAGTCCACAATTTGTTAAGGCATTCCCATTGTTTATACTGCCACTCATAGAGTTTATCCTGAGCATAGGCTTTGCTATCCATTACTGTCCAACCTTCCTCAACAACTTCTCCTGCTGGTTCGGGTTGGCTAGTCGGTGTAGCAAATCGGATACCCGCTATGAGCAGTAAGCCCATAATGAGTGTTAGTATAAATATTTTTCTCATAATAAAGCACCTATAAAGTATAGTACCAGAAGAAATATAAGAGTGTATGGTAGTGATGAGCCACCCATTGTGAATAGCAAACCAACTACTAAATTAAATCCTATAAACTTTAGTATCTTTACACCTCTCTCAGATTTCCTCTGCTATTACATCTTTGCCTGATGGCATATCAAAATCAGAGACTTCCCATTCTTTATATGGTGCGTCTATTGCTAGGTTAATTGCTGTATCTATATCGTACTCTGATACATAATATACTAGTTCTGCTGGTGTTTTGATGGTAATCTTATACTGCTTGATCTCCACTTATACCCCTCTCTTTCATAGTTCGTCTGACCTTTCGGGCAAACCCTAACTTCTGCTTGTTAGCAGAGTTCTTCATTGATCTACCTACTTTAAGTAATCGTTCTCCTGCCATAGTGCCACCATATATACCGAAGTATAATTGATGACCACGCATACCTATCTCTAGGCAATTGTCTTTAGCAGGACAACCCTTACATATTGATAGAGCAACAATAGCCTTGCTTACTTCTGCTTGCGCAGCCTTTGAATTCGTATTGACACTAGAGTTTGTGTCGGGCAAATCAACTTCACCCGCAAACCATAGGTCTGGGTCGTCGTGATTAACACAATGACCATTACTTATATCTAAATCTTTATCATTAGATAAGTATAAATCTATCATACCTTTAGCCATCAGTTGTGTATCCCATACTCAAAGCATATACGACTGACTGCTGAACTTAACTCTGTTGTCATCTGTTTAATCTCCTCATCTGACAGGTGTTCTATATCTTGCTTCCTAATATATGAAGTCCAAGTATAATTCTCTAGCATAGTGTCCTCTCTATGTTGGTGTAGGTGGGGCGATTACCCCACCCACAATTAACTAGTTTATTATGGGCGGAATACTACTGAAGTATAACCTTCTAGGCGTGAGTGCTTGGCGATTAAGCCCTTCTCACCAGTCAAGTGTTGATACTTGCCATTACCTAGTGATACCCACATAGACTTAGGCTTGAACCTAGACTGTGTTGGTAGTGCTTTTAGTATAGTTCCTTTAGGCTCATATCCATTGACACTATCTACATCAAACTGAACTGTCGCAAGTTCATCTGCTAAGTCAGCAAGTGTCATTGATATGCTAGCCAAGTAGTCCTCTACTTGTATTGTCGTGGTTGTCATTGTATTACCTTTCGTTATTGTATGCTCGGTAATTTACCAAGCATATCGATAGTGATTACTCACTACCAATTCTAGAAGTCAAGCGGTTCTTTACTATACCACTTTTCACTTAAAAATCCATACTCATCTCTCAGCATACTCTTAGTATCAGGATTGTAGCATAAGCAATCTAAGAACTGTGCGCTACAATCAAAGCAACACTCACAAGTTAAGCAGTAGAGTTCGCTCTCATATAAATCTACTAACGCATTACAATTAGGACACTCGAACTTATTGTCCTCTTGCGCTACTACTATATCATACACGCTAGGCTCATACAAGCCGTAGGTATGTGAATAACTCTCGGTGCGTGGCGTGGATACGACAGGCTTGTATGAACTATTACTCCACCATATACCATTATCGTCCCAACTACCAGCACTCTCATTGATAATATAAATCTTGTATAATGCGCTAGGGTCATTAGTCATTACCGCAATCTTACTACCTCTAGACCACGCACTTATCATATCATATACATAATCATCATCTAACGCAGACACACCACCTAATCGTGGCAGTAATTCCTCTGCCATAATTCTGGTATCGCTACGCTTATCATCTTTAGGTATATGAATATCTAGCACGCCATTGTGCGCCAAATAAGTATCATACTCACCACTATCTACCCTAAATGGGTGGCAGTTTAGTTCGTTCTTAACTCCGTGAGTGGCATACCTAGCGTGCCACATAGCGTAGCCATTAGGATATTGCTCACGCAATTCTAAAAACCTAGCGATAGATTTTTTAGCGGACATACTGCGTTCAGATATAATACCATCACCAGTATCTATCGCAAACCCAAAGCCGTGTGGATTACTACAAGCACCCATCTTTAGGTCGTCTTTACTCGGTGTGGAATTAGGATTACACACCACTAACAAGCACATACTTTACCCCCTTTACGCATTGACTAACTCCTTACTATCTATTACTAACTTATCTACTCTACTCATACGCATATAGAGTTCAGGATATAAACCATTATTGGCTTGTATCCAATCAGAGAACCACTCCCAACTTAAAGCACCCATCTTTACATCAGATAGGGTTAAGTCCCTAGTGTATTCTACTGTTGCGTGTGCTAATTGTATAGCACTAAGCACACCTTCGGGGTTCATAGTTCCCCTAAAGAACCTAAGTTCTAAGGTGTGTTGGTTCTGCGTATTTACCGCAGAAAATCTCTCGCTCATACTATTACTAGGGTGAGCAACCTTGTGCGCTAGTGTGAAATATGGTCTATCGAACTCATCATCTCTATACACATCATTAAACCTAGCATAGTTAGATTTACGCCCACCTAACTTCATCATCTTATCTGAGTTCTTATAGATAAGCGATAAGAACCTATGAGTGTGTGCGCCACCCTTAAACCCTGCCCTGCTTATATGAATATGAAGTCCGCAACTCTTAGCGTCCCAACTTCTAGCATTATGAACCCTGCGTAGATAATCTAGCGTAGTCCATAAGTTTTTATTGGTGCTAAAGTATTCTAGTGTAGCAGGGTGAGATACCATCTCGAACCCACGATACCCGCCACTAAGAATACTACTATCCTCTTTAAGATAGGTAAAGTCGCCTAACATCTCCATTACATAAGTAGCACTATCCTCTAAATTATTATCTCTAATCTCCATCTCTAGTTCTATACCGAAGTGTAGTTTATTCTTATCCTTACCATAGAATACTGGGTCAGGCTTGTAAGAGTATTGGTTAATTAACCTAGTGCTACTATCACAATTATCGCAACTATCTCGATTATAGACATCACAACTATCGCACCAGTTGGCATTATTAGAGCAACAACCCTCGCACCAATATACACCAACATCTTCTAAGTGATAACTACTTTCGTTATCTGAGTAGGTGCATTCGCAACCCTCACACCAGAAGGTATAGTTATCGGCACAATTTTCACAATAAATACCGACACCTTCTACACTTCTACACCCTTCTTCGTATCCGTATTCCTCACATCTTTCACAATAAATGCGACAATCAGAACACAGCACATCACCGCTTGGGGTAGTGGCTAAATCGTCAGGACTATAATCAGTAGAGCAACTAACGCACTCGACTAATTCGACTTCGTCAGACATATTTACTCCTTACTTAATTGGTAGTTCTAACTCTATCATAATATCGTTTATCTTATTCCTTAGCAAACTGGTAGTCGTAGCCATACTCTTGAAGTCCGACCTAACATACCAGTTTTCTTGGGTTCTTAAAGACTTGCGGATTAACTCCAACTCATCTTTAGTTATTTCGATTACTATGTTATCCATATTACTTGCGTTCTCTGAATAACTTTACACATCTTAGGGTGATAGCAATTACCACTAACAGAATTAAAGTTCTATGTGGTAAGAATAAATCACCTAAGTAGGTCATAAGATAGGTGGAATTACCATCTATCTCTAAGTTAATTATATCCATTTATTCTCCTTTAGTAGTTTGTGTCGGGCAAGCGTGGAATATAATTTCAATCTCAGAGCGTAGTTTAGCACCACACTCTAGGCAGACCTTATCATATTCTTTAGTGTAATAACTCACACTATCCTACCCTTCTCCTAATCTAATGATTAGGCTACCAAGCAGGGAAGGGAAGTTCGCCCTACTTGATAGTCCAAGCACTACACTAATCTTACCACCTTATTTAGTCTTTCATAGACCTTAATCATAGTTCCATCATAACTTTGTGCGCCTTCTCCATCTACTCCTTCTGTCCAGAGTATAGCGTTCTTATATCTGATAGTCGAGCCATCACCATATAAAGACATCAGCAACCCTGCCGACATATGGTCTGAGCAGTTGGCTATCAGATAGCCGTCTGGGGTATAAGCATTTAACTTGAAGGGCTTAGCCATAATCATCTCCTTGTTTAGTTCTAGCCTTTAATGGCTAGACCACCGAGCAAGGGAAGGAAAGAACCTTGCTCGATAGTCCAGTAATTATAGGTAAGGCAGAGCCTTAACTTGGTTATCCTTCACGAACTTATCTATCCGTTCTTGAAGGCTTATTGCTTGTAGGTCTTGACCGCTAACCTTCTGGGTTAGTGGTATTGGCTTACGACTAGACCGCTTGGTCTTGGTCTTGCGCTTAGGTCTTACGACCTTGCTAGCAGGGTCTATCACTATCACTTCACCATTACTCTTGGTGATGGTGATTGGTGATGGTATCTGCTTGGTGTTCATAGTGCGATTTCTTAGCACCCCTCTTGGGGCGGTCATAATCGAACTCATTCTTTATCTCCTATTCGATAGTGGGGAACGAGTGGATAAGCGGGGGGTGAACCCCGCCTACCCTTCACACCCAACTTGCCAGACTTACAAGGTCTGGCTCGCTTGGTGTGTCTTTCAATTTATCGAGTGATTAGCGAGTATCTACTGGGTTCTGGGGTTCTATCTGGTAGGTTCAGACAACTGAACCAAGAACCAGAACTACAAGAACCCCGAAGGGTTCGAACTCTTTCGGTGAAGGGCTACGTCCTTCTCGGTGTTGCTAGGTTCTTAACAAGTTGCCTTGTCGAACTTTATCCGAGTTGGGATCCGTTCCAACCGATAAGAGAAGATTACCAGAACGGGAACCAGATACAAGCCAATTCAAGGGTTTTTTGAAAGTTTTTTTGTGATATGGCTCACACCAATTACCCCCCAAGATGAACAACAAGTGAACTCTTTCGGGTTGTCGGTGTGTCGGTTTGCTTTATTCTGGAAAGTATGCCCTGCCA